CCAGTACTCGCGGCGAGCTCCTAATATGCAGGCTTTGCGTGAAGCGGTGTCGCTCATACCAAACGACAGCCCGTCTTACGACGATTACGCAACGTTTGGTATCGCGATTAAGGCAGCTGGTACTGAAGACCTTACGACGGCGCTCGATATCTTTCAGGAATGGGCGTCTAGGTGGGACGGCGGTTTTAACGACCCTCGAAGTGTTGCGCTTGACTGGCAGCGAATGCGAGCACCGTTTCGTATCGGCTGGGATTGGATCGCGCAGCAGGCGCGTCATTACGGCTATCTCGATGCAGCTGTCGAGTTTGAGGCAGACGAAAACGCTAACGAGGAAGACGACAAAGCGAACGGCACAACACCTGTCGAATATTCAGACGCTGCACTAGCAGACAGACTCATATCGGCTCACGGCGCTGACATAAAGCACTGCGATACGTTGGGCGGCTGGATGGTTTGGGATGGCAACCGTTGGGCTAAAGACGAAACGTTGCAGGTACACGACTGGTGCGGAAAAATTCTGCGCTCTGCGTCTCATGAGGCAATCATGCGCTCAGACTTTAATTCAAACAAAGCTGACCGCATCGCGGGTCATTTGGCGTCGAACGGTATGCGTAATTCTGTTTGTAACTACGCAAAAGCCGACAGGCGCGTTGCTGCAGCCGCAGACGAGTTTGACGCCGACCCGTGGATACTTAACACGCCAGACGGCGTTGTTGATTTAAGAACCGGCGATATGCGCGAGAGAATACCCGGCGAGGCGCTCATTCGATGTACTGCTGTCGGGCCGATGCACGCACGCCAGCCGTTTCGTTTTATTGAGTTCTTAGACGAGGTCACGGGCGGCGATAAACAATTTATGGAGTATCTCAAGCGGCTTTGCGGGTACTGTTTGACGGGTGTGATATCCGAGCAGCAGCTGTCGTTCCTGCACGGAAACGGCGGTAACGGAAAGTCGCTGTTTGTCGTCTCTGTGCTCGCAGGGGTGTTAGGCGATTACGCCAAAAAGTCTCAAATGGAGACGTTCGTTGCGTCTAACAACGACAGACACCCAACAGAGCTCGCAGCTCTTCGCGGCGCGCGTATGGTGTACGCGTCGGAGACTCAGGGCGGCAGGCGATGGAACGAGGCGCGTATTAAAGAGCTCACCGGGGGCGAGCCTGTAACCGCTCGATTCATGCACAAAGACGAGTTCACATACACGCCACAATTTAAGCTGCTCTTTCTTGGTAATCACCGTCCAGAGCTCAAACAAATCGACGACGGGATAAAAAGGCGGCTGCACTTGATACCGTTCACTGTGACGCCAAAGCGCATTGATAGAGAGCTAGACGTCAAACTCAAAGACGAATGGCCGTCAATACTGGCTTGGATGATAGAGGGCTGCCTTGAGTGGCAGGTCGAGGGCTTAAACGCGCCTGACGCGGTTCTTAGCGCTACCGAGGACTATCTCGAGGACGAGGACGCGATCGGTAAATGGTTAAAGGAGTGCTGCACGGTTGACGGCAGTCTTCATGCGACCAGTGCGTCTTTGTATGAGAACTGGAAGTCTTGGTGTTTTGAAGCCGGTGAGCAGCCCGGTAGCCAGAAGCGGCTGTCTTCAGCTCTTAAATCTCGAGGTTTTGATAAGTGGCGCGAGCCGGGTACAGGCAAGCAGGGATTTCGCGGCATTGACGTTGGCAATCTCGATTTTGAAATCGGCAAAATTGCGTAGGGGGGCGTATGAACTGTCCGGAATGCGATAGCGATACAAAAGTAATCGATTCACGCACTAACGGCGTCGTACGTCGACGCAGGCAGTGCAAGAATTGCGACTACAAGTTTTCAACTGAAGAGCAGGTCGTTATGGCGTTCAGCCGCGACCCAAAACCTCGACCAAACCGCAAAAAATCAGACGGCAGCATGAAGCTCATCGAGCCCAAGATATTGCGTCTGCAGCCGGGCGAACGTTTAGCGCCAAAACCAAACGCGAGGCGTAGAATTGAGGAATTGACCGAGCTCAGAGATTTAGAAGACGATTTTGACTATTTAGAAGTCGACACAGACGACGACAAAGACTTGGAGGATTTAATCGACTAACAAACTCTAGTGGAGGCAGCATGAAGGATATTGTGGCTTTTTTGTTGCTGTTTAACTGCGAATGGGCGGCGCTGGTGCTGCCGTCCAACGCGACGTTTTTTTTAGACGGGGTGATATACGTCCGGCCAGATATGTTGCGGCACGAGGTGCTCGTTCATGAGGGTTACCATCAATGCCAATACGCTAAAGCCGGGAATAAACCGGCCAAAGATTGGGCCGAATGGAAATACCGAGAGGATAGCGCCAAAGCTATCGAGTTAATGTGGCTCTCAGAGCACTCAGGAAGCTCTCTGGGCGTTTTAAAGGCGAAAGATATATATGGGTATAGGAAACAATGATAGAGCGGCTTGTGCGATTTCTGGAGGTGACTGCTGCGATGATCTTCATTGCTGCAAACGGTCTGATGCTTATGACAATTTGGACGGTCATCACGATAAAGTTAATAGTCCAAGACATTACGTCTCTAATGGTATTGAGGCTATCGAAGCTATTGAAGCGGCGGTCGAAGGACTAACCGGCTTTGAGGGCGTGTGCACAGGTAACGTGTTTAAATATATGTGGCGCTGGAAACAAAAGAACGGCGTCGAGGATTTACGAAAGGCGCGCTGGTATCTCGAGCGGCTCATTTCGTCTCAGGTTAACGCGATCGAAAAGAAATGCGAGGTGTGCGATGGACGATGCAGATGCAGCGGATGTTGAACAGGAACGTCTACTCAGAGACGCAATCGCGGCTGCTCAATGCGAACATTTGAAGCCGATGGGGTTTTGTCATAACTGCGGCCAGCTGGTCGGCGCGGAGTTAAAGTTCTGCGATAAAGACTGTCTCGACGATTGGGAGCTGCGGCAAAACGCTAAATCTAGGTCTGGGTCAAGGTATCTGTGAACCTTTATAGAGTTGATGTGAACGTTTTGTGAAGCATTTGTGAATAGTTAAGTGTTTGTTTTTATTGGTTTGTGAATGTTGTGAAGGATTGTATGAATAAAATAGATATATATAGCGCGCACACGCGCGCCATGAGGGGAGAAAGGGAAAGTGAAGGATTTTTGGGGCTAATCCTTCACAGTGAGCCGATATGAGGAAATGGAAAGCCGACCTTGAGCGGCTCGAGGCAATGCCAGACGAAGTGATACTTGAGATGGCGAATGGCCTGAATGGGGTTAGCGAAGTTCTAAGGGTATTGGGGGTTAACGGTCGTGCGTTTGAGGAATGGTTATCGAAAGACGATAGGCGGCTCAAATGGTGCGAGCACAAAATGAAATCGTTATGGGGTACAGATGGCGGGACAACCAAAGACTAGAAAAGCATTAGTGAAGCTCAACGCGTTAGGCCCAGAGACAATCGAGGAGATGTTGTCAGACGGCATGACGTTAGAGGATGTAACCAAGACGCTAGACGTGCCAAAGGGTGCGCTGAACAAATGGCTTGACCAACCAGAACAGCAGGGTCTATACGCACGCGCGCGAGCCAAGGCGGCGCATAACTTGGCCGAACAAGCGATAGCCATTGCTGATGGCGCAGACAGCGACGGCGACGTGGCGCGCGACCGGCTGCGGGTGGACACGCGCAAGTGGATCGCATCCCGATGGAACGCCAGCGCTTACGCTGACCAGAAAAACGCGCAAGTCATTGTTAATGTTGGGGATTTACATCTATCCGCACTGCGGAATAGGACTATCGATGTCAACGACGTACACGAGGTTGACACTATTGAGTCAAGCAGCTCTCCGAGCTTAGAGGAATAAACCTTTTAAAATCAAGCACTTAGGTTGTGTGCGCCCGGTATTTAGACGCGATCCAAAAATCCGGTTACCTTTGATGACCCCCCGGGGTGGGCCGGTGGGGGGCGGCTGCTGCTGCGGCAGCTGACAGACATCTGGCCCATACCCCCTCCCCCGGCCGTTGTTGCGCCCCCGCAACAAAAAAAATTATTTTTTTATAATACGTTCTGACAGCTTGACACCTTGACGTAGATGTAGAGAATAACAACTGCAGTATTTATTTTTTAATTAATTTTTGGGGGCAACATGAAAACTGAGCAATTTTACTTAGACGAAGCAAAGCAGCACGAGCAGCGCAAATTTGACAGCATCGAGAACTGCGACACCGACGGGTTTGTGTCGCAGTGGGCTTCTGACTTGTGTGCTCGAGAGTCACGCTTGAAGGCGGTCGTTGCGAAGCATAACGGCCGGTATTGGTTCGACGGTTTGTACCACGGCGACCGACGCGTTTTAGCCAAAAAAGTTAACGGACGTTTCGGCGCGTCTTGGTTGCTTCACTCCGACGAGGCCGACCGTTACGGCCGCAAGTTTATTCCTTTCGCTGGTCACGGCCGTAAAAGTAACGTTCAGAAAAAGTTGGGTTTGACCGAGCGCAGAGAGTTGGCAGCTGCGTGGGTGGCTATGCAGGGCGGGACGTGCCAGACACACGCCCGGCCGGTTGCATTTCGTACGGGCTGCAAGTGGGGCTCTGACGCTGACTTAATTGAATCTTAATAGGGGGACGACATGAACAAATTTAATTATCACGGAACATTCGACTGCCGCTGGTGCGGCAGACACACCCGGGACACTGAACACGAAAACGGCGAGGTTCAGTTGTGCCCACATTGCTATCAGCTGTCTGAGTTTGACAACATGATCTGCGACGGCGACGAGTTGAGCACCGCGCAGCAGAACACTGCGCTAGTCGTCGCGAGAGACCTCGAGACGAAATGCGAGCACAACGCGGCTGACCTTTTCCCATTCTTATCTGAACTTAAGGGGGCGTAACATGACGCATACATCTACTCTCACCGCCAATCCTAATTTCCCTACAAGCTTCAATAAATTCATCAAGCGCGTTAACGAAATTAAATTTATTAAGCAGGGCTATAGCGCAGCACAAATTCAAGAAATCTTTGAGTGGGCGGCTTTGTGCAGTACCAAATTAAAAAATTCGGAATCTGGCGCAGGGTCTTTTGACGAGTACGAGCAAGAGCAAAAAAATGACCCAAGACAAAAATGGCAGTTCGTCCCTTACCTACGGGGCGACAGACTTATTCTTAACATTCGCAGGGGGGCATAAAATGAAAAAAGAAAAAGAGTTAAATCAAGAATCCGAGCCACGGTGGCGCGCACCAGACCATTGGCGCTTAAGCGAATGGGAGCAGGACAAGTTTCACGAAACCCGAATGTTCATGGCCGCGCAAATTGGGCAACGGAATTTTTGGGAAAAAGAGCCCGAGTAATTTTTCGATTATGCAAATTGAGATCATTGAAGACGGCAAGTCGGTTCAGTACAGCACTAAACGCTGGATCGACATCTATCTAGCCCATAGACGCCTCACAGACCTTCAGGACGTTGCTGACGGCGCTGTAGGCGTGTGGCTGGATGGTAAGCCGTCTGATGTGGCTAAAGCGCTCTCAGCGGCCTCTGAGTGGCTCTCAGAGCGTGACCGCAAGGATAGAGAGGAACGTAAACGGCTTAACAGCAAAAAGCGCCCGTTGCGTTTAGAGGATGTGTGGAACAGGAGAATTAAGTAATGACGACTTACGGTTACATACGGGTGTCGACTGACGAGCAGATTGACGGCACGAGTCTAGACGATCAGCGCCGCCAGATAACAGGCAACGCGTTATCTCACGATCTCGAAATCGATGAGTGGATTGAGGACGGGGGTGTTTCGGGCGCGGAGGCATTCTTTGACCGGCTGGGCCGTCACGGTGTCAGGCTGGTCGATGGCGATACGATTATTGTTGCGAAGCTGGACAGGTTTAGCCGTGACGCGGCTGACGCGCTGTCGACCATTCGCGAGCTGGGCCGGTTGAATGCGCGTTTGATTATTAACGGGCATGGCGACGTGATGGACGAGACGAACGTCGTTGGCCGGTTGATGCTGGAAGTTATGGCGGTGTTTGCTGGCCATGAGCGCCGGGTGATTAAGGCACGGCAAAAAGACGGACAGAGAGCGAAGCGAGCGCGGGGTGGTCATATTGGTGGCAGCGCGCCGTTTGGGTTTCGTGTTGAGGGTTCTGGTAAGTCTGCGGTGTTGGTTGCGGACAAAGAGCAGCAAGACGCGATTGTCACGATGAAAAGTTTGCGCGACGACGGGATGAGTTTCCGGCGCATATCAAAAGTGATTGAAACGCAGTATGGGTTTACAATATCGCACGAGGCAGTCCGACGTGCGGTAGGAGTTATATGACAACGATAGCGACGAACGGGAAAGTGATTGCGGCAGATAGCCGTATAACGGGTGACTACATCGACAGTCACCCGAAATTATTTCAGATAGGCGATAGTGTGTTTGGGATCGCTGGAATGATGACGCGGGTTTTAAAAGTCATTGATTGGTTGTCGATGGGCTGTCCAGAATCAAACAAGCCTGACGTTAACGACGACGGGTTCACTTTGTTGCAAGTTTGTTCTGAAGGGATTTTTTATTGGGACGGAAATTTACGGCCGGTGCAGATGCGTGGGCCGTATGCGGCGATTGGTTCAGGGTCACAATACGCGATGGGCGCAATGCACGCTGGTAAGAACCCGCGCCGTGCGGTTGAGATTTGTTGTGAACTTGACGAGTCGACAGCGCCGCCGATCGTTGTAATGAGAGTGCCGCGTTAGCGGCGTTTGTTGATTAGCGAGAAAAGCGTGGCGACCTTTTCTTCGAGGACTTTTATTTTGACGTTTACTTCAGCGCGAAACGCCACACCAATCGCGCCGACTGCGATGAGCGCGGATAAGATTGGCCAAAGTTCTAAGAAGGTTTCCATGTCGCATATATAGAATTTTTAGACGAATTATAAATTGATAACCCACTATGGAAAATGAAAATCCCTTTATAGATTTTTTAGACAGGTACGGAAAAAAGCCGGTTCTGTTTGTGACCGAAGTTCTTGGTGTTAAACCAGACAAATGGCAGACAGAATTTTTGAACGCGATTGCTAAAGGCCACAGGCGCATTAGCGTTCGTTCGGGTCACGGTGTCGGCAAGTCAACTGCGGCCTCATGGGCGATGCTTTGGTATATGCTGACCCGCTACCCGGTAAAAGTTGTGGTGACCGCTCCGACGTCCAGTCAGTTGTACGACGCACTTTTTGCCGAACTGAAGCGCTGGGTCAAAGAATTACCCGACGCGCTTAATCAGCTGCTCGAAGTTAAGTCAGAACGTATCGAGCTCAAGTCGTCGCCAACCGAAGCGTTTATCTCTGCCAGAACAAGCCGTGCGGAGCAACCAGAGGCGCTACAAGGTGTTCACTCAGACAATGTGATGCTGGTGGGTGACGAAGCGTCTGGTATCCCTGAGAAAGTGTTTGAGGCTGCGGCTGGCTCGATGTCAGGTCATAACGCAACCACGATTCTGTTGGGGAATCCCGTACGCAATAGCGGGTTCTTTTATGACACTCACAACCGTTTGAAGGGTGAATGGTGGACGGCTCGAGTATCGTGTGCGGATAGCCCCCGGGTGTCAGCTGCGTACATTGCTGAAATGGCCAGTCGGTATGGTGAGGAAAGTAACGCGTTTCGCATTCGTGTGCTTGGTGAGTTCCCGGCCAGCGACGACGATACGATTATCCCGATGGAGCTTTTGGAAGCCGCACAGCACCGAGACGTT